CGTTTGTATCTTTTTTGTTGTTCATAGAAATATTCGGCACCTTTTTCTCTCATATCTTTCATGCTATTTGGATTTGCTCCAGCTATGATTCCAGCACCTAATACTCCATCTGCTCTTGTTACAAACTCTCCGTCTGCTAATTGAGCTAACATTGTATCCTCGTCTTTGTTTCCTACGCCTGCTCCGTCTTCTACATAACCTGATGCTCTAACGTAATTGTTTGCATCGTTTTCATCATGAGAAACTTTTGATGGAAGATAGTTTACACCACCTTCATTAAATTTTTTTATTTGTGCTATACCGCCTACTCTTAATCTTTGAACATTCATAGAATAAGGACCCATTCTTGGATCTCCTATACCCGCTTCTTCAGGAGCGTATACTTTTTCGTATGCTTTTTCTTCACCTGTTGTTGGATCTATATAAGTGTATCCTGGTCTATTAGCTCGTAGATCTAAATAACTCATGTTGTATCCTGGTGTGTAAATATCAGTTGGTTGTGGATCAAACGCACCGCTTAAATAAGTTCCTGCAGCTATTGCAGTTGAAACTCTTCCTGGAGAAAATTCAGCACCAGACTCTCCACCTTTTCTTAAAATATCTAAAAGACCTCCACCTTTATTTTGATCTGTAACTTGTTGGGCTGCATTTAAATTTGAATTTCTCATACTTGGAGGAAGTCCACTTTGATCTACCATTCCACTAACTGAACTTTGTGGGTTGTAAGCTCCAGGCATATTAGCTAGGAAAGCTGGTTGACTTGCAGTAAATGCTTTTGTTGCCGCTGATCCTGGAAACATACTCATACCTGTTGAACCTAAAGTATACCCTGTGTAAGCTCCACTAATACCACCTAATATTCTCCCAAGTCCTGACGCTCCTGAATTTTTTGCTCCTCTGTATCCTTGATATCCGCCATAAGCTGCTAGTGCGTAGGGTAAAAGTTGTAACATTTATTAATTCTCCAATTTAAGATCTTAAGTATGAAATAATACCATTTTACTCGGCTAGTTTCAACTCGTCTCTAAAACACCCTTCGTACTGATGTTCGCCCACATGAATGATTGGATCATTAACAAACACATAACATTTACCCCCGATATCTTTCCAAAGTTTACAAAAAGAAAAATCTTCACCCAAATAAGTTTTAGTTTTAGGATCATGTATGCAATCGAAAAAGTTCCATAAATGAGGTCTATCTACATACTCACCATTTATAACAGTTTTTTGAACTATATTTTTATCTGGATACTTTTCTATCATCTTATCAAATACTGCTCTTTTAATTAACATACATCCTGTGGGGCTATGTGTAACTTCCATGACACCACTATCTAAAGTTATATTACTAGCATCTGATACTTTCATTGGGTATGTATTTAACCATCTATGTATATCTCCAGCGTTTTTAACTTCACCATCATTCCACTTTTTATACAGTTTATCCCACATCATAGTTTTAAGTGGATAAGGAATAGATATTAATTCTTTGTCTAAATCTAACATTTTAATAATAGACTCTGCTCTAAAATATATATCAGAGTCTACAAATAACATATGAGTGCAATTAGATTCTAAAAAAGCTGAAACACATAAGTTTCTTCCTTGAGTGACTAAAGAAGATTTTAATAAAGTAAATGTAATTCTTATTCCCTTTTTAATACAAAGTTGTTGTAATTCTAAAAGAGCTTGAGTGTAGTGCATGGTTACATTACTATGACATGGTGTGCAAATCATAATATTATAAGTTGACTTAATTGTTTTCTTTTGTTGTTTTTGTCCGGTGTCCGGTTTCCACATAGGAATAGTAGCTTTTTCGTATGGTGTTACTGCAACTTCTTTTAACGTTTGGTAAGTGTCTTCATTTATTGTTTCTTTCATTTAAAGCTCCTTTCAAAAAGTTTGTCCATTCCATACCCTTTTTCTGCCAATTATAAAATCGTTTGTAGAATTTTTGCTGCTCCTGCAGGTGTTCTTGCATAAAGTCTTCATGCAAATAAGATGCTGCAAAATCAATCGCTGCCGCGGTATCTTTAGCCATTTGTTCATAGTTTTTAGAGTAATTAATGTATACAGGCCATTCTGCACAAGTCTCATATAAAGCTCCAAAATTATTAGTGATTACATGTACACCAGAAGCTAAAGCTTCTAAAGCTGATGCACAAGAAGTTTCTTCAAATATAGATGGGTACACAAACATATCATAATTAGGCATCATTTCTTTTATGTATTCATGAGGTTTATAACCAATATAGTTTACGTTAGGTAATTGTTTAGCCTGTTCATACAATCCTTCAAAATCTTTTTCAGTATTATCAGAGAACTCAGATCCATATACTTTACAGGAACTGTAAACATCTAATTTTATGTGAGGATTATCTATTTCCTGCATTGCACGTAATAATACATTTAAACCTCTCCATGGAGTGCAGTGATGTATTAATTTAATTGGAGTGCCTCTTTTATAAATTTTTCTAACAGGAAAGGTATCTATACCATTCTTAATAACTACACATTTTTCTGTGGGTATATCAAAAGCATATCTAAATTTTTCATAATTCCAATGACTGTTAAATACATACCAATCATATTCGTCATGTCTTTTTTTATTAGTAAAAAATTCTTGTAAATTTGGTTGGTCCCAAGAGTTTTTTTGCCAAAGAATATTTAATTTGTTTGAATCTATTGGAACTTTACCGGGAATGGATGTGCATATCTGTACTTGGTCTAACAACTCTTTTGAAACATGCTTTTCAAGCATTTCCATTTGTAGCTCAGTGGCTCCTCGTGGTTGCATTATTTTTTAGTTAAAGCTCCCATTTCACCAATTCTCGTAACTTTAATTTCAAGGTCTTGCCTAAAATCATCCATAGTAGTATCAGTATTGGGATCAGCAACATCAGCATCAAAATCATTTTTACTAGCATATACTTTTCCAGTTCTTTTATGTTTGATAATTTCTTTTGCTTCTGCAGGGATCTTAGGTAAATCACTCATTAAATTCTCCTATTATTTTTGTCTTCGTCCCTGTCTATTATATTTCTTATTGTTTTGCAATTTCTTTTTTTTATTGGGGCTTTTCGAATGCCTACGAGGTCTTTTTCTAGGTTTATCTCTTTCAACAAAGTCTTTAAATTTTCTAGCCATTTTCTTGAGATCTGTCTATTAGAGCATAACTTATTGCACCTTGAATTGTATTACTTCCGGTAGCTGCTTGCACTGTTATTGCATCACCTGCTTCTAAATTTAAACCTTGAGGTGAGGCATTCACTTGAGACTTTGCAGCCACCTCATCTCTAAAAAATTCGTACTCAGTACTTGAATCAGAAGAATCCACTAAATTCATATTTACTAACACACCTGATGATGCATCGTTGTTTGCACAATAAACACTTTTAATTATAACTGTTGCATCACTAGGACATGTAAATACTGTAGTCTTACCTGTAGCAGCTTGTTTAAAACCTTGGTTTTTATATCTAATCGTCATGATATAAACCAACTAAATGTATTTTGTTCATTTTTAATTTCTTGTTGATAAGATGTATTTAACTTATCTTTTAAAGTTTGTAAAGATTGAGACACTTGTCTTTGGTTTTCTTCAGTGTACTGTGGTGTTGGCTCTGGTATTACTATATCAACTCTAGCCATTAATACCCACTATGTAAGCCACCCGATCCTGAAGTCTGTCGCTCTTGTCTAGGAGATGATTTTTTTGGTGAGGATTGAATTTGGCCCCTATTTCTATCTTGACCATCATTATAATTACCAGCTGCAGTTCTCAAATCTAATTGTTTTTGTATAGCTCTAGCTTCCCTCATATTTTGTGATCGTGCTCTTTCTCTTGCATCTACTCCTCCGTATGATTTAGAATTTAAATAATCCATTAAATTAGATGTTCTTGCAAAATCAGTTCCTTGTATATAATTATGAAGTGCTTTAGCTCCTCTGAAAGCCACACCTGTAGGGCTATAATTTTTATAAAGGTTAAAAATTGTGTTTAAACCAAATGGTTTTTTTTTAGATTTGTTAATATCTATTGAATCTACTCCTGGTGGAAGCAAAGGTTGAATTCCTATGTTTTGTCCTTGCATAGTATTTTCAGATAATGGTGAATATAAATTTTGTGTTAAAGGAGCAATTCCAATATTCACATCATTATTTAAATATTGATTTTGCAACATTGCTGCTTGATCTGCTAAATTTGAATTATATTGTTCTAATAAAAAATTTTCCATTTATCCTCGCATACCATCAGGTTGTATATCTGCTCTAAATGTACCGTATCTCCAATTTTCATCGGTTGAAGTATTAGCTATTTTCAAACTAGCAAATCTTGATCTAGCTCTTGTATCCACTTTATCAGTTGAACTTGTAATTGTAAATGGTCCAAGAGGTGAAGAGACCGCACCATCTGTTGGATAATCACGTAAATTTAATGTCACTTGTGCATTACCTGTAAGTAACTTAAAGTCTGGAACAAATCTTCTTATACTCATAAACAATTGACCATTCCCCTCTATATCTAAATCAAAATCTCCTGATTGTATAAATGCAGGTATGGCTGTTTTATTACCCGCGGAGTCAACTTCATTATTTCCAATTTCATGCGCATAGTAAGTAGTTGAACCATTTACGTTTGTGACACCTTGTATAACAGGAAAAGTCGGTATGCCTGTTCCATTAAATTCTGTTGCGTATGGGTTATCATACAAAGTTGCATCGTGCCAAGATGTTCTGGATAAAGAACCTGTCGTCCATGTTTGTTCGGTATAATTAAATGTGACTACTCTATCTACACTAGAAGAATTTTCTTTAGGATAGAACCAACTTATTTCTTCATAAAGATGATTCAAACCTGCATAAACCTGTTCTCCCGATGAATAATTTATTCCTAAGTTATCTCCTTTGTCTGTAAATACAAAGTCTTCAACTAAACAAGGAACTGATTTTACTGTTCCATCATAAACAAAGAAACCACCAGCTTGCCCCATCCACCATACTGCTCCATTAACATATTTAACTGCATGTTGTCCAATCAATCCACAATTAGAACCAACCTGTCTTATTGAAAAAGTAAAAGGTGGACCAACGAATTGCATAACATATGCTGAAGTGTCTGTAAGTATTAATATATAATCTTTTGCTTTTGCTGCACCAACAATTTTTACTCCAGAATCTATTCTAAAAGTACCTGCTGTATTAACTGATGTAGGTGCATAATCAGATATATTTTCTTGATCTGAGAATCTAATAAACATTTTGTCTTGTGTAGTATCGCTTCCAACAGTTGTTTCTGTGCCTAACATAATTAAATGTCTATCTCTTTCAGAAACTATAGACATTACCGATTTTGTAGGCGCATTACTTACAACTGTAGCTCTCGTGGTTAAAGCTGCAGGTGCCGAGTGAATAGGGTTCCATTCAAAAGTTTTACCGTTTTTAATAGTTGCAATTAATTTTTCTCCAAAATGATCTAAAGACCAAGATGCAGGATCTAAAACTACACTTGATGATGTTGATGCTTGTCCCCAAGCTGTATAATATTCAACACCTGCTCCGTTTGAATGAGCAGATCTAGTTCCGCCTGATGCTCTAGTTATGCCAGTAAGATCGTTAGTTGAAATCCCTGTGTAAGAAATAAATTCAGCTCCAACTTTAATTGAGCCAGAAGTCGGAAAGCCAGTTGTTGACGTAAGTGTAATAGAAGTTCCTACACCTCCTGTCCCTGCAGTATCATCTAACAAAGCTCCATTTAAAGTTGAAACAGTACCTGAAGCTCCACTCCAAGCAGCTGTTCCCCAACCATAACCTGAGGTTTGGTTTAAAGGGCCAACTTTTACATAAGGGTTTATAGTTGCAGCTCCTGATGCAGCAACTGAGGTTCCTGCTGCGCTAGCCATTGTTACAGTAAAAGTATCTATATCCGGAACGGTAACAACTTGAAAAGTATTAGTTGTGAAATCTGATGCCGAGTATCCTGCTCCAGTTGGAGGAGTTACTGATGTAAATGTAAATAAATCGCCTACCTCAAGACCATGTGCAACCTTGTTAACAGTAACAGTAGCTACCGTATTTACAGTTGTGAACGTAGCTCCTGTAATAGCTGTATTTAATGGAGTAATATCATAAAAAGCACCTTCAAAATAAATTACTAATATTTTATTTGAACCTAATGCAACGTATCTTCTCCCGTCTAAATCAGCCCACACAAGCTGTTCTCTTATTGCTCCAGTTAAAGTTGAACCTGTGATTTGTTCCCATCCACCAATTTTTTCTGGTAATCCGTATCTGAAACGAACAAAATCACCATCAGTCCATTGACCTTCTGCTCCTGTTTCAGTGACTTGTTTATTAAATCCTGGTCTTATTTGTACATTTGTTAAAGGCATTAGGTATTATACCATTTTATTATGTTAAAATAAACTTAGTCTAAGTTATACAAAGGTTCTTGCTTATCATCTTTATAATCAGAATAAGGACCTTTTTGGTCTACGTAGTGAAGAAAACATTGTGCGTGCCAATCTCCAATAAAATTTTTACGATAATGTTCTAATTCACAGCCTAAATAAATACAAGCATCACCTGGCTCCATATGAATAGAATTATTTTCAATATAAATAGGCCATTCTGTGCCATCACTTCCAAGCATGACAGTAACAGATATCTCACAAGATGGTCTATCTTTGTGTGGTTTGAGCTCAGAGTTATAGGTATATAAACGAGTGAA